AACCACTCTAAACATCATAGTACAGTTCATCAGGACACAATACATAATAAAAATGATAACGGTTTTGATAAAAAAGGTGCCGATGGTGCCAAACAGTTCGTATGCGTAGATTGCGACTTCATATGTTATAAGCAAAGTAATTACAACAGACATATTTCAACGAATAAACACAAAAAGTTGATGATGAAAAATATAAAAAACGCAAAAAAATATAAGCACCAATCAAACGAGTCGATAACTAATATCTGCCCAAACTGTAATAAAAAATATAGTCATCTTTCTGGTTTGAGTCGTCATAAAAAAACATGTATTACATCAAATTCAGTATCTTCTGAAAATGAGTTTAAAACTAATACCGACATATACTACTCTGATAATGTATTTGAAATCTCACAAACGAATAATATAATTATACATAAAAGTCCAATATGTAATAATATTGATTCATTAGAACATCAAAAAACAATAAAAGATCTTAGTGATGAAAATCGCGAAATGAAAGCTGAAAATCGGGAAATGAAACAAAAAATAAATATGATGTTACAGATGATGGCTACAAATAGTCAATTTCAATCACAAATACTAGAACTAATGAAGATGTCTCATCCCCAAATTACAAATGATAATCAGGTACAATCACAACCATTAACTACAACTGGTATCGCGGTAAATGGTGACAATAACACTTTGAACACCAACACCACAACCACGAACAACAGCAATAACAATACATTCAACATGAATCTGTTTCTTAATGAAAAGTGTAAGGATGCGATGAACATGAAGGATTTCGTGAATTCCATCCAGTTGAACATGACCGACCTGGAAAATGTGGGCAGGCTTGGCTATGTTGAGGGTATGTCAAATATCTTCATTGACAACCTCCAAAAGACAGATGTATACAAACGACCAGTCCATTGCAGTGATGTCAAACGTGAAACATTATACGTGAAGGACAATAACCAGTGGGAACGTGAAGGGCCTGATCATGTGAAAATGACAAACGCGGTTCTTGCCGTTGAACAGAAGAATGTTGCGTTGGTGAATGAATGGGCGAAGGCCAACCCGCGCTGTATGAATAGCAACACCCGAGAGAATGAGAAATACTTCAAGTTGTCTAAGGTAGTGACCGACGGAGAGAAGGATGGGAATATAGATAAGGTGATCAGTAAAGTAGCCAAGAAGGTTAGGATTGAAAAAGACGCACAGCAACTTGAATAACAGTGAGATGTCCGTCTTTACAAAATATCTATTGTTCAACCAAAAATATTCCGTTTGAACCTCTTGATTTCAAAAGTTTCAAATCCAATGGCCTGGCCATTTATGTTTCAAAGACATTTCGGTCAAAAATATTTCGTTTAAAATTGCCGAAGGCAAGAATGGACGAAGGAATTAGACCCCCTATTTTTGGACATTTTTTTGGACATAAAAAATGTCCATTTTGCCCTTTGTGCGCCGCCAATTTTAAAACATGAAATGCAAACACCCAAAAATGGGGTTGTGACCATAATGCTCTCAAAACGTGTTTTTGGTGTTAAAAAACTGTGACTGTACTTTTTGGGGGGGTCGGCGGTCGCGCCAAATTTGGTAGGCTAAAATTGGACATTTATGTATAAGGATATATAAGATTATTATAAGATTATATTATAAGATTTAGGATATATAAGATTATATTATAAGATTATGCCAAAAACATATATTAATTATTCCAATACTATTATTTATAAAATAACATGTAAAGATGAAACTATTAGTGACGTATATGTAGGACATACCACCAATTTTGTCCAGAGAAAATATGCTCATAAGATATATTGTACAAACAATAACAATAACAATAACAATAACAATAACAATAATTGTAAGTTGTATCAAGTGATAAGAAATAATGGTGGATGGGATAACTGGAAAATGGAAATAATCGACATTATCAACTGTAAAGACATTTATGAAGCGATAAAGAAAGAACAAGAATATGTGGTATTGTTGAAAGCAACATTGAATAGTATAGAACCTATTCCTCACCCACGAACAACAAGTTCTCGTTTTTATTGTGAAAAGTGTCACTTCAAATGCTCTAAACAAAGTATATATAACAAGCATTTAGATACAACAAAGCATAGACTCGATAAACCGGTATGTAGTATAATGAATTATGAAACTCATAACAACATCAAGACTGACTCAGATACATATAACGAAAAAACATTTGATGAAATATCCCAACCAATAACACGTGACGAGTATAATAACATTTTACATTTATTGCACGAATTGAAAAATAAAGATAAATCAACGAACGAAGAATATAACGACGATAATGATATATATCCGAAACAAAATATTAAGATATCGTCGTCGACTGAACCGTCACAGTTGATGAGTGATAATCATAATATACAAAATAAACTATTGCTTGAACTAATCAAATCAAACACTCAATTACAAAATCAAATGTATGAAATATGCAAATCAGCACAAGCAACAACAACAACAAATAATACAATAAATGATAATTCAACTACGAATAACAAGACTACCAACAACAACACCTTCAATATGAACCTCTTCCTCAACGAGAAGTGTAAGGATGCGATGAACATGAAGGATTTCGTGAATTCCATCCAGTTGAATATGACCGATGTGGAAAATGTTGGTAGGCTTGGTTATGTGGAAGGGATGTCGAATATCTTCATGGACAACCTCCAGAAGACCGATATATACAAGCGCCCTGTTCATTGCAGCGACGTGAAGCGTGAAACCTTATACGTGAAGGAGAACAACCAGTGGGAACGTGACGGACCCGACCATGCCAAAATGACAAACGCGGTTCTTGCCGTGGAACATAAGAACGTGGTGTTAGTGAATGAATGGGCGAATGCCAACCCGCGCTGTATGAATAGCAACACCCGAGAGAATGAAAAATACTTCAGGTTATCCAAAGCCGTCACTGATGGAGAGAAGGACGGGAATATAGATAAGGTGATACGGAAAGTAGCGAAGAAGGTTGCTATCGAAAAAGACGCGTTACAAATCGAAACATAAAAATACATAAAAACATTATTGGATTTACTCTAGAACCATAACGATGCAAGAAGACGAAAGTACCAAAGTCGTAATTTCGAAAGAGACAGTCACGCGTCTTCTACGGGATATCCGCGATGTAATGACCGACCCGACCTTAAACGAGTGCGGTATTATCTATCATCATAGTGAGACAGATATTCTTACAGGATATGCGTGTATTGTTGGTCCGTCCGACACCCTTTATTTCGGTGGTTATTACTTCTTCGTCTTTAAGTTCCCTACGAATTATCCACATTCACCACCGGTGGTCTCTTATTTGACAAATACAAACAATATTAGATTTCACCCTAATTTTTATGTGAATAAAAAGGTATGTGTTTCTATTATAAATACGTGGCGCGGCGAGCAATGGTCCGGATGCCAGAATATTCGGTCGGTTTTGATGACATTTCAATCATTATTGGATAATCAGCCGCTGCTTCATGAGCCGGGTATTCGACCAGGACACAGCGATTTCATAACGTATCATTTGATTGTTGAATACTACAATTATAAATTTGCGTGTTTAACACTATTGAAGGATCTGACAAAATATATCACGTTAGAATCGTCGCTTGTCAGCGTTTTTCAAGAATTTATGAAACTTAAATTTATAGAAAATAAAACACGAATTCGGGAAAAATTGGTAGAATTGATAAAGAAATACCCAGAGAAAAAAACAATATCGATCGGTTTATACGGCTGTATTACAACTGCTATATCATATGATACTATCATGAAGGATTATGACGACGTAAATGCCATGTTTGAGTAACCATAACCGTCGCGACATTTGTAATACTTAAAATGTTCGTATATTCGGTATACGCGAGTTAAATTGAAATTAAATGTATCTATATACATTATATAACCATTTCTCTCGTATCCTACACTGACATTATAAGAATTCGACAATGCATTTCTGTTCGGTATGCAACAACATGTATTATATTAGCATTACTCAAGACAACGAGATGCAGTATTATTGTAGAAATTGTGGAAATATAGACAATACGATCGCTTCAGATAATATTTGTGTTAGTAAAGTGAACGTGAAGCACACCACAACGCCGCAAAGCTTTTCACAGGTAGTGAATAAATACACGAAGTACGATCCGACATTACCGCGTATTCATACGATACGTTGTCCGAATGACGAATGCCCGAGCAATCAAGGAAAGCCTGCGTCAGGGTCAGGGTCGGGGTCGGGGTCTGGGTCGGGCTCAGGGTCATCGGCGGATAAAAAATCGACCAACGAAGTTATTTATGTGAGATATGATGATACAAACCTGAAGTATGTATATTTATGCGCAAGATGCGACAAGGTATGGAATACAGAACAACAATAATGAATAATGACGACGTATTATAGCTGATCTATTCTATTCTTATTTTTATTGTTTTACAATTTTGTATTGTAAACCAATAAATTGAAACATAATAAAGTGTGAACCATATATATACCAATCATGTCCATCGGTATTCCTGCTCTTCCTAAAAAACAAATACGCGATCCCGAAGAAGGTGAATCGGAGAATGATGAAGAACCTATTCTACAAGAAGAAGATGATGAAACGGGCGACGAAAGTTCAAATGCTGGCGGCGATGATTCATCGTCATCTATCGCAGCAGATACTTCCGACGAAAGCGACGATGATGTAGCAGCAGGAGCTGATAGTAGCGACGAAGGGGGTGATATCGAGAGCGGCGCCGCAGGAGCAGCCGAAGCCACCGCAGTAGATAGTGACGATGAAACAGAGGTTTCGTCAAAAAAAAAGAAGAAACGCACTACGAAATCTTCTAAAAAAAACATGGACGACGACATGACATTATTAGGTGTTCCTCATGGCATACATTTCGAAGATGACGACGACGAAGAAGGTGAAGACGACGAAGACGCGGATAAAGATAGTAGTGAGTATTTTCAAAAACTGAAATCTAGTGTTCGCGAAAGCTATGTAGAAATGTACCACCCCGAATCGATGGCTCATAACTATGATGAAATACAAACACTCGCACGAGTGGTTCGAAACAGCGCGGGCGTGATCGTCGACGATTTACACCGGACAATCCCGATCATGACGAAATACGAAAAAACGCGCATATTGGGACAGAGAACAAAACAAATTAATGAAGGCGCGCCGATATTTATCAAGATTGATTCTACGGTGATTGACGGTTACTTGATCGCGGTGAAAGAATTGGAACAAAAGAAAACGCCATTTATTATCCGCCGGCCTCTTCCCAACGGCGGTTCAGAATATTGGCGAGTTCAAGATTTAGAGATACTATAATATATTTACCGAGTATCGTACGGATAAGGTTGAAACAACGATTTATTGTGTAGATGTACTCGATGGGATATACCTGTTTTGTTTCGATATTCGTTTTCATCACTCGACGACGAAGTTAGTGAAGATAATGAAGACGACGAAGACGATGTAGAATTGAGTTTACTCATGTCATCAAATGTATAAGGAAAACTATTCCATGATCCAGACCATTCGATATTTTTTTTATCTACTACATCAGCGGTAGGTGATAACGTTGTAGTATCATTTTCTCGCTTACTACAGCAGCGAAAATATTTTGTAAAAAAATCGCAAAACATCTTGTATTATAATTATTATTTTGTATTTACATTATTATTTTGTATTTACATTATTATTTTGTATTTACATTATTATTGGATTCTAACATTTCCAACGTTTTCCGCATTCTAAACACGTGACGAATGTTGTCATCGGCTCATCCGCCGACCGAGTCTGAAGTTGGTAATACGTGCATTTTTTGGATTTGCACTTATTACATGTAAAGTTGTCGGTGGATGCTTCGATGTTTGGTTCGTATTTTTGTTTGTCGCGCACCTTTTTATCCTCAATCAACTTCTTCCATTTCTCCGGGCAAATTTCTTGATGTGTCATGAATGCGATTTCGTGCGATTTAATATTTCCCGACAAAACTGCGCTCGATACGTCCGGTTTCTTTAAGTTGATATATACGGATCTCAGACGGTCGATATATAATGTAACAAAGAATGGATTCGACCATTTTTTCACGATGTTTTGTTTTGAAGCATGTTGGATCGTCCAGTTAAATATTCCCTTTTCTATATTCGTAGATATTGTATGAACGTCGGCGCCTTCGTTGTTGTTTAATAGCGAAGCCAACCGTTTTTGAACTTCGGCTCGAAATTGTTCAGGATACGCAATTGTTTCAACAGTCGACATTAGAAATCTATTCTATCGTATTGTATTGTATAGAATAGATTTCTTTATTCAATTTTACGCGTCATAAATGATAATTTCATATATATTCTTCTTCGCTTAACTCCGATTCACTTTCTTGAGCGACGGTCGTTTCTTCTACGATATTTTTAGATTTAGTCGCGGTTCGTTTTGGTCTATTCGGTGCGACAGTTTTGGGTTTTTTTTTGATATTACATTCGATGACCGGTGGACAGATTTCAACATCCGCATCCGCATCCGATTCAGAAGGCGGTGTAGCTGATTCGGTCTCTGTTTCAGTTATAAATTCACTTTCTGTAGATTCAGACTTGTTTTTTTTACAGCGTCCTCTCGTAATTTTTTTACATCTGGGTGTTTTATCTTCACTATCATCATCTACTATAAACCCGTCCTTTAAATAACCGTTTGCTGTCTTTTTATGCGAAGGAATATTATCTAATTCATCGATTTCATTTTCATCTTCAGCTATGGTTGCCGAAAGATCTTCGAATCCTCCAAATAACTTTTCATATATCTTATTCCATAATTCGACTGTGAAGTTAATCGTGGTTTCTTTATCCGATCTGGCGATAAGTGCGATATTTCCATAAAAAAGGAG